AGGTACACCTGCATCGGCTCTAGCAATATCATTAACATGAGTAGAGAAATCACCAACACCTTCAAGTCCTGTTAAAATAGACAAAAGAGTTTTCTGATTCTGTTTTGCTCTATAATCACCAAGATTTCTTGCCATATTAGCAAGGTCATTACTACCCGTAATTTCATGTGTAAATTCTTGTTCAGTCCAAGCTTTCATTCTACGATAAGCCATTCCTGCCATAGAACTACCACTAAGAGAAACAGGGTCATTATCTTGTACTCCATCATAATTCAATGCATCACCATCAAATGGTACATAAAATGGAATACGAACTACATTATTTTTAAATGTGAGTTGACTAGCAACTTCACTAGGTGCTGGACTTACTATTCCTGAACTAATCATCAAGGAATTGATAGGGTCACGTTCATTTATGAACGAAATCATTGTTTCTTCTTCAAATGGAAATCCACCAAAAGTTTTAATAGCCATTAATTATTCTCCTTATATACGTTGTCTAAACGCTTCTGCTTCTTTTTTAAACTGAGCAGGATTTGTTTTTTGTAACTCTAGTCGTTCATTATAATCCATATCTTTAAAAGCTTTGGTTGAACTGATTGGAGTTTTAGGTTTGAATGTATTCTTTAAATTCTCTTGCATTTTTACAGATACATTCTTCTCTACTGCTAACTTGAATACATCAATAAATTTTTGAGTATTCAATAATGTTTTGTCTTTATCTGATGAAACAAGTAAATCAATAACTTGTGAAATATCTTCACCATTTAAACCAGTATCTCTTAGCTTTTCTGTAGCTTCAAGTTTGTTTTCGTATATAGATAACTCTGATAATTTCTTAGCATATTTTTCTTCTGCTGAAAGAGTAGCTTCTTGCTCCACTTCCTGTTTGACTTTTGCTATGACCGTTGGGTCTTTAACAGCGTTTTCTCTAGCAGTTTTACTTGCTTTCGTACGTTCTTGGTCGATAAACCTTTGAATTTCAGGTGATAATTCACTAAAAACTATTGGTTTAACTTCTGTTTCTTTAGTAATAGGATTTGTTTCCTTTACTACTGGTTCGCCTGTTGGTTCTGTTTTGTTGTTCTCGATATTTGTATCAATCATATTTACTCCTAAGTCTACGTTTTAGCCCCAAAACTGGTTCTTAAACTATATCCTTTACTATATTTGTATTATAACACATTTTTAACAAAATGTCAATATTAACACATAACTATTTTATGTAAAAAACAAATTATCTATCAACTTTTTGTTTTAAGATAGAATCTTTTTCACTAACAGTCCTAGTTGTTCCTGTATCAGTTGTTTCAGGATGTGCTTTCCAATATTCTTCTCCTTTTTTAGCTAATTCAGATGGTTCAGTTGTTAATCCAACAAGGGTAAGAGCATCCTCAGGAGTTAATACCTTTGTTGCTACTAATGTAGACAATGCTGTAGATTTAGAAATTAAATTATCTGTCATAGACCTTGAGAATTTAATAGTAACATCTTTAGGTGCAATATTAAGAGGGTCATTATTAATTTCCATTATTTTAAGAATTAATCTTAATGTTCCACGTTCTGCTCGTTTAAAAAATGTTTCTTTCATTCGAGCAATAACTTCTAATCTCTCATATCCATTTCTAAGATATACTGCATCACCTGTATCACCACCTGAATAAGAATCAGCATTTGCTGATGGCATACCGACAATAACACTTAATTCATTTAATAAATATGCTCTAAGATTTTCTAATGCTGTTGCATCGGCTTGATTATAAATATATTCTAATGAAGATGGTGCATCTTTCATTGAAGAAAATGAAATAATATTATTAGCTTTAAATTGTTCTTGTTTAGCATCTGTCAAATCTATATTAACACCTACTAAAATAGAATTAACAACTCCTTCTAAATCATTAACACAATCACTACCTACTAAATTAATAGCATTAAGTAATCCTTTAGCCATTTCCCAATCACCCATTGACCATGTATTATTTTTATATTCTATAATTGGAATTAATCCCATAGCATTATCTTGTTCATCTATTTTACAACTGTCATCAATTATTCCTAAATTACATCCATTTGCTTCACAACGATAAATTTTATCTCTAGTATAAAAAATATACATATATTTACCCAAACCATGTAATGCTGGTTCAATTTCATAATAAGTACATGCTAATACTGGTGGATTACCCACCTCAGTAGAATACACAACAAAAGTATTTCTAGGGTCTAAAGTAACAATACTAAAAGGTACATCATCTTCAACACCATAAATATCTGAATAAATACCACGATAAGATGTTCCACAAATAGAAGAATATTCAGCTAATTCTTGGTCAGATGTAAATTTATCTTCACTTTCTACAAGTTCACTTAATTTTTTGACATTATCTTTATTGGCTTCTTTTCTTTGTACATAACATACAGGTTTACCAAATGTATAACCGACAATATCTCTTGTAATTGCCATAGCATGGTTAAATACAATTTTATTATCAATATCAGGTCTTATGATTTTTTCTCTCCATAAAATATCCTGATTTCCTTTATAATAATCTATTAAATATTTAATTTCAAATTGGTTTTGCATATGAGATTCCCATATTTGTGTCATTATTTTAGATAATGATTTTTTGGTTATAATTTGAGAACCATCAGTTGCCATACTCTCAGGTACATAATTTGTGTATAATGTTTTACGACCTAAATACACTCTTCCATCATCAACTGCCATAATTACTCCTTATGTTTAATATCTTCTTCAAGTCTACTAACTTTTTCTTCGAGAAGAAATGTACGTGTAATGACATTGTTATGAGTGTCTACTTTTCTATCAAGTTTTGTAAACTTTTCTATTAATTCATTTACACGCATTTCTAAACGTATAATTTGTGCATTTTTTGTGTATTTAGCTGTAACTATAACTCCTGCAAATAAAAACACACCCTTAATAATCTCACCAATCATTTCCGTATCAATCATTTCTACCATCCTATTTTGCTTCGGTCTGTAAATTCAAGACTTTGCAAATTAAATCTTCTACACATACTGGCTAATCCTGAACAAGCATCAGGAGCATCATCGTGTTTATTTTTCCCTACTTCTGTGAATGTTAACATGGCTTGCATAAACTCGTCATACATTGAACCTTTGTCATACATATCTATATCTCTAAAATAAAAAGTTTTGACAGCAGGAGCATGTTGAATTATTCTACTCAATTTATTTTGAGTATTATTAGCACGCATTGACATTATATTACAATGACAATTTTTAGCTTTTAATAAACTCATAACATCTCGACTATAAAAATCTCCACCATTATTCGCTTCAAATAAGGCTCTTTTTATTTTGTGTTCCATAATTTTACCAGCAACTATCGGTTGGGTTGTCTTATATCCACCTTTCATAAATACAACATCGTGAATATAAATATCTTCTCCAAACTGATAGGCAATTGGCATACATAGATAATCTGCTCCACCAAAGGCAACATCTGTAAATGCAAATACATCATCAGGTGCATCTTGTGGTAATTCAGAATATCGTTTTAAATCAGTATATAATAATCCGTCTCTTTCAATAGGATTCTGCATAAAAATACATTCCCATGAAACAGTATCCATTATGTTTTTTAATTCAGTATAATGTTTATCATCAAAACCAACATTAAAGTCATAATCGAAATTGCTATGACCTTGTGAATCAATAGCTGATAATTTTTTAAATTTTGCTTTTGGATTATCTTTATAAAATTCTTCAATACGACCAATAGGGTCGTGAACTGACCAACGTGTACCGATAATTAATATCGGACAACCATTTTTCTTACGCTGAATTAAATCAGCTGATACTTTCATCCATAGAGAATCTAATCTTATAATATTCAATGCTTGTTCAATTCCTGATACCAAATCATCTAAATATAATAATCTCTTAGCTTCTGTACCACCTGTTACTGCTCCATCGATAGAACGATAACTAAGTGTTTTATATCGTGAGTTTTTACCTAGATTAAGAGTAGCATCAATTGCTGATGTACTACAAATTGTCGATTCAGGAAATATTTCACTAAATGTATAATCTTCATCACTAATAAATTCTTTAGAACCCGATAAAAACGACCTAACCAAAGAACTAGTGTATCCTATTGATAAAATAGGTTCTTCGGGTGTCATTCCACCTAACCAACAAGTAAATAATAACCCTAAGGTAGTTTTACCTGTTCTTGGTGGCATAGATAACCCATATACATCAAGTTTACCATCTGCTAAATCCTGTAAATCCCAAACAACTTCTTTTAATACCTTCATTCGAGGTTCATAAAATCGTTTAGATGGTTCTCTTTTCCATTCCATAGCTATTAAAAAATAATGAAAATATGTACGACCCAAATAAATATATGCTTTTTCTAAAATTTTAGAGGCTTTAGTTTGGTCATCAAGAACTCTAATTTTTCTTATTTTCTTAGGAGTAAGATAATCAATAATATCTTTATTGCGTTGATTAGCACATTTAATATCTCCTAATTCATTAGCAAGATATGCTAATAATTCTAATTTTTGAGCATACAAAAGTGTAGGTAATTTCTTACGATATTTATCTAATTGGTCAATTAGTATTTTTTCATCAGATGTTAATTTCCTAACAGCCACATTTCCCCCATACCAGTATCATTGAATAAAAATGCACTTTGTTTTTTCATACTACCTATAAAACCGTTTTTTTCACTCCACTCATCTTCAAAAATAGGTGAAGGACATTTAATATACACTACCCCATTAACATCATATATTTCTAAATGATGTACATGACCTGTTAACCAAAAATGGTATTTTGTCATACCCCACAATACAGGAACTTCGGTTTGCATTAATGTTGATGCTTTTTTGTCATCCAAAAAATGTGCAATTCCGACCAATGACTTACCGATTTTTAAATATTTTCTAATTTTAGCACTTATGTCAAATGTCACATCATCACAATTTCGGTATGCTTCTTGTAATGCTTGTGCTAAACAATATCCTAATACAACATCGTGATTACCTTCACTATATATAATCTCAATATGAACACGACCACGACACATTTCAATAATCTTATGCATTAAAGCTAATCCTGTGGAAAACATTTCATGCCAAGGTAACGAGTTATCCTGAGGTGTGCCTTTAGTAGTAGTACCAGCAGGATTGTCAGCATTAAAAAAATCTTGCCCTATAATTATTACTAATTTAGTAGCATCTGATTTATTCATTTTATCAACAAACTGACCAACATTATGAATCAATGTTTTAGCAGTATTAGTATGGTCATATGTCACACCATCAACAATATATCTTCTACCATAGTGAATATCGTATAACGGTAACACAGCAGTAAA